AGAAGACGGCATACGAGACGCAGGCGAGGCTTGAGGAATACCGCCGGGCCATCCTGCCGTTCACCGGTCCTATCGAGAGCGAATACCATCTCCCGCTTTTGGACATCGGGTTCCAGATGGCGGTGAGGAACAACGCCTTCAACATCGAGGACATGCCTCGCGCATTGGGCGATCGGGAGATCACCTTCACCTTCGAAGGCCCGCTGAACACGGCAGAGGGCAGGCAGAACGTGCAGGCCTTTCAGGAATCGCTCCAGATCGTTGCCGGCGGCGCGGAGATCGACAAGTCGGTTGCCACTCTCATCGACTGGAAGAAAGCCACCAAGGACGCCGTGCGCGGCACGCAGGCGCCGGCCGACTGGTTCAACGACGAAGAGACGCAACAGGGCGCTGAGGATCAGCAGAATACCGTTGACGGGCTTACGCAGGCCGCTGCCGCGCTTCAGGGCGGGGCCGTGGTGGGCAAGAACGTCGCCGACGCTTCCTTGGCCCTTCAGCAGGCGGGCATGATCCAGCAGCCGCGAGTGGCTGCGTGAGGTTCCTCGTCGTCCTGATGGCGGTGCAACTGGCGAGCTGCGCGACACGCGCCCCGGATATGTCACGTGAAACATCGCTCGGCATCGTGGGGCTTCTGAAGCACGACATCAACCGCAAACCATAGGAGGCAACTATGGCGGTCAGTAAGGTAAGGGTTGGCGAAAGCCACACCCGCCTCATGCATGCGATCGGCAACGCAATCATGGTGCAAACGTCGGCCTCTCCCATGACGGAGGAAGATATCATCGGTGTGCTCGGGTTTACGCTCGGGTGCGCTATCGCGCGAGCGAGCAAGGGCCGCATCAGCCGGCGCCAGCTTCGCGAGATGGCTGTTGCCAACGTGGACACCGGCTTGAACGCCATGACCTCAAACATGGCAAGCACAAGCCTGATCCTGCCTGAGGGCGTACAATGAGCGCGGCATTCGTTACCATTGCGATTATTGCTGCCTTCATTGGCGGCGTCGTCCTGGCGATGGTGCTTACCTACATCGCAGTCTGCGCCGCAATCGCAAAGGCGCTTGGCTGGTAATGGAAGCCCACGCTCCCGCCCCCTACGACAAGAACATTCTGATGGCCGTCCGCGCCTTCCTCGACGGGAAGGCCAATGAAGGCCAGCAGATCATGGCCGCCGACTGGATCATCAGCGAGGTCTGCAACTACTACGACCTCAGCTACCGGGCTGGTGGCGAGGATGGCCGCAGGGCAACCGATTTCCATGAGGGCCGGCGCTTCGTCGGCGCGCAGATCGTCAAGATGACACGTCCCGAAACGCTCAAGGCGCTTGAGGCCAAACCAGTTCGAGGCAAGAGGCAAGAGGCAAAGGAATGACAGAGGCAGTTGCGGCGGCTGAAAAGACCGTCGATACCACGACCACCGAGAAAGTGGCCGAAACCACCACGCAATCGACCACGGCGGCCACCACGGAGGTGGCCAAGACTTTGGAGGCAGGAAAGACCGCTGCGACCGAAACGGCGTCTGGCGGGGCTGAGAAGACGGAAACAAAGTCGTCTCCATGGGGCGATAACTGGCGCGAGGAAATGGCGGCCGGCGACGATGATGTTGCCAAGGCCATCTCGCGCTACGGATCGCCGAAGGGTGTTGCTCGCGCTCTTCGAGAAGCCCAGGCTACGATCAGTTCCGGTCTTAAGCGGCCCGTGAAGCCTGATGGCAAAGACGAAAAGGCGCTTGCCGAGTGGCGCAAGGCCGAAGGCATTCCCGACGATCCGACCGGCTACAAGCTGCCCGAGACCGTCACCAAGCGCATGGTGGACGAGGACAAGCCGATCCTCTCCTCCTTTACCGAATTCGCCCACAAGAAGGGTGCCCGGCCCGATGTCGTGGAAATCGCATCGGAATGGTACGTCGATATGGTCGAGGCCGCACAGGCCAAGCAGACCGAGACCGACAAACTCGCTGCTGAAGACGCTGAAGATGCTCTCCGCAAAGATTGGGCGAATGGCGAGTACAAAGCCAACATGACGATGGCGAGCCGGTTCCTTGAAGCCGTGCCCGGTCTGGGTAAGGACTGGTCTGGCCTTCGGGCACCTGACGGCCGGTTGCTCGGCAGCATTCCCGAGTTCGTGGCCTGGGCCTCCGACAGGGGTCGCGATCAGTTCGGCGATGTCGCCTTCACCACAAGCGATAGCGAGCGCAAGCACACGGCTCGCATCGAAGAGATCAAGAAGATCATCGGGACCGACGAGTACTACGAAAAGGGTCTCGACAAGGAATATGCCGCGCTTCTCGAAAAGGAATTGAAGCGCAAGAAGTAGGAATTCCTGACACCTGTCAGAGAATGAACGCTCGCTTCGTGCGAGCTTTTTATTGCCCGTCTGGCTACCCCGGAAACGGCTCCAGCCCGGCAACCCAAACTGCCCAAGACGTGAAGCTCCGAATGCTCCCGGCCACCCCTGAAAAGGCTCCGGGTAACGCCTTCGGCCACCCTGCACGGCGGCGGCTCCAAACCCTCAACTCCAAATTGAAAGGATACTGATATGGCTATCGAAGCCGCACAGATTCAGTACCGGCAGGAGTTCGTCGGGGCTTTCGAGCAGCGCGTGAGCCAGCTCAAGGCCATGACGACCAAGGAATCGGTGATCAAGGGCAACCAGGCGACGTTCCTGGTGTCCGGCTCCGGGACCGACACTGCCGTCAGCCGTGGCACCAACGGGCAAATCCCGTACGGCAACCCCACGAACTCGCAGGTGACTGCGACGCTTGTTGAAAAGCACGCGCCGTATGAACTGACCGGGTTCAACATCTTCGCCTCGCAGGGCGACCAGAAGCGCATCATGCAGATGAATTCGATGGCGGTCATCAACCGCGACATCGATCTCACCATGCTTGCCGAACTCGCCAACGCTACCCAGGACTTCCCGTCCACGGCGCAGACCGCGTCGCTGTCGATGGTCGTGGGCGCCAAGGCGATCCTGGGCAACGCCGACATTCCGATCGAGGAAGCGGACAATATGTTCGCGATCATCTCGCCGGCATTCGAGGCGTACCTGGAGCAGACGACGGAATTCGCCAATGGCGATTACGTGGATGTCAAGCCGTTCGGCCAGGCATCCCGTCGTTTCTTCCGTTGGGCCGGTATCAACTGGACCGTTTCCAGCCGCATCACCGGTCTCGGCACCGCTTCGGAGCTTTGCTACCTGTTCCACCGCAACGCCATTGGCTACGCGGTGAACGTCGGCGAGGAATCCGTGGCTGTCGGCTACGACGAGAAGCAGGACACGTCCTGGACCCGCGCCACGATCTACCACGCGGCGAAGATCCTCCAGAACACGGGCATCGTGAAGTGGACTCACGACGGCTCGGCGTTCGTTGCCTCGTAAGGAGACGATCAAATGGCATACGTTCCCGACAATCTCGCGATGGTCATCAACCCGGTCGGCGGCGCCATGCCGCGCGTGTTCATGTACTTCAACTCCGCCGCGGACTCGGACACCACCATCGTTGGTGCTTCCTGGTTCTCGGACGGCGTTACGAAGGGCATGCGCGTCGGCGACCTGGTGGACGCCATCAACACCGGCACCGCCAAATACAAGCGCTATCAGGTTGCGTCGGTCTCCGGCGCGGCTGCTACCGTGGCGGCTCCTACCGCGATCACCTGATCCGCAACCTCGCGGCTTCGGCTGCGGTGTTGCCTCCACACGCGGTCGAGGGGGCCGGCTAACGCTGGCCCCCGAACCGCTCCACAAACATGAGGCAAGCATGAAGATCCCCGCAAATGCGGCGCTCAACGGCGCCGATTTTACCCGTACACTCCGTCGTCTGGTTGTGCCGAACGGCATGACGATGGACGAGGTTTCCGTCCCCGGCAATTGGGCGAACGTCTTTGCCAAGGTCAGCGCCAACGATGAAGTAATCGTCGTCCCCGAAGACAGGACGTGGCGCCTGCACCTGCTTGTTGTCGAGACCGGCGTGGGCTTCGTTCGCACCGCGCTTCTCCATGCGATCGACCTGACCAAGGCGATTGCCAAGACGCCCGTCGAAGACCTTTCCCAGGTTCCCGAGCCGCCGGAAGGCTACAAGGTCAATTTCGCTCCCAAGACGCTCTGGCGCGTGATGACCGATGACCCGGTTATCGAGGTCAGCCGCAATCACAAGACCAAGGCTGATGCCGTGCAGGCGGCGGTCGCGCACTCGCGCAAGGCATCCGGTCTCGCCGCATGACCACCATCGCATATCGCTGGGGCGTTCTGGCGGCCGACAGTCGCATGATGAGCGGCGGCTGGAAGCATCGGTACAGCGCCACCAAACTCTTTCGCCTGCCTTCTGGTGACATTGCGGGCGTGGTTGGCACCTATGCGGAAGCGGTGGCGTTTGTCACATGGCTTCAGAACAGCGAGACCGGCGACAAGCCGGCCCTCAATGAGGCCACGGTTATCCGCCTCCGCAAGGACGGCTCGCTAACGATCTACGAGCAGAACGCCTCGTTCAACATCACGACTGAGTTCGGAGCCTGGGGCAGCGGTTCCCCTGCTGCCAATGCCGCGATGTATATGGGCGCCGATGCGGCAAAGGCAGTCGAGATAGCGGCGCTGCTCGATGATTGCACGGGCGGCGAGGTTGTCACCATGAAGTGCGAGATTTGAATGGCCTCCAAACTCAGCATCTACAAGGCCGCGCTGCGCTATCTCGGCAATGCGGCGGGCGTGGCAAGCCTTACAGAGGTCAGCCCCGCCCGTTATGCGCTGGATGATGTCTGGCAGGAGGCGGGCGAATACATGCTCGCCAAGGGCCTGTGGAACTTCGCCATCCGGTCCTCCGAATTCCAGCGTGACGAGGATGTCGAGCCGCTGTTCGGCTATCAGTATGCATTCTCCAAGCCCAACGATTGGGTGCGCACCGTCTCTATCTCTATCGATCCCACGTTCACGCAAGGGTTCGAGGACTTCGTTGACGAGACGGATTACTGGTACGCCAACAGCGACACGCTCTACATCCGCTACGTCTCGAACGATACGGACTATGGCTGGAACATCGGCAAATGGCGGGAGCCGTTCGCTCAAGCCTTTGCAGCCTATATGGCTTTCCAGTGCGCCTTGCCGCTCTCATCCGACAAAGGGACGCGCAATGACCTGTTCAATCTGTCCAAGGCGCTCCTGACGGAAGCCAAGACGCTCGATGCCGTCGATGACAAGGTGGACTATGCGCCGGCTGGCAGGCTGGTGAGGGCCAGGATTCGGCGCGGGTCGCTGACCGGAACGCTTCGCGGTCTCTGATGCCTCGCGTCAACACCTACCTGCAAAGTTACAACGTCGGCGTCCAGGACAAGAAGCA